GGACTGACTCTGCTGTTCCTGGTCAGGCTGCAACCCTTCTTGGTTACTCGGTTTACGAGAACCCAGGCGTGGCTGCTGTTGCTACTGGTGCTAAGTCAGTTCTATTCGGTGCTCTTGACTCGTTCAAGGCTCGTGTTGCTGGCGGTATCCGTGTTGACGTTTCAGGCGACTATGCGTTCGCTAACGATGTCACCACTTACCGTGGTCTGATTCGTGTTGATGGTGGACTAACCCACGCCAGCCACATCCAATTCTTTAAAGGCGGGGCCTCATAGCCCTTGCTCTTTTAGAGTAAAGACCGGAAACCCCCGAGTGCGTAGGCTCGGGGGTTTCCTCATTTCCAAATTCGATAGTGGACTATGTTGCCAATGGTTGATTTGCTTACGCTAAACGCTTGCGCCAGTTCCGTTTGAGTAAATCCCTGCTTATGCGCTGATCTAATTTGAGCGACTAATTCTGGATTGAGTTTTGCGTTATGGTGTCTAATGCCAGTAACGGGATTTGATTTACGCCTATTCTTTGCAACCATGTCTTGGCTATTTTCGGCATGAGTTCCCCAGCGTAAATGAGAGGGATTGATGCAGGGTGGATTGTCGCATAAATGCATGGCAACAGATTTAGTTGCTGGCTCGCCAAAAAGCAAAATAAGCATTAGACGATTAACAGTCATCACTTGATTTTGAAATGAAACCACGCCATAACCGTATGCAGATCTAGCTCGTTGCCATTCAATGCAACCATTTGGCATTACTTCAGCTCGCTCTAGAAGTCGCTGAGGCGTGATGTTGTTGTTACTGTTATTGTTAGACATATCAAACTCCTTCGTTAGTTTGGTCGTGCCCCAGGTTGTTGTCGCAACGCTGGGGTTTCACTTATAGTATAAGAATACTACGAAAGGAATGCCATGTCTAAATCTAAAATAAACGGAGTTGTATCGGTATGGAGTAATAGCCCAGGGCAAGCTACTGGGTACGGCATGCAGTCGCAGTTGCTTGTTGACCGTTTACAGCGTGATGGCGCTAAGGTTGCGGCTCTCTCTAACTATGGTGTTGAGGGCAACATTTCTACTTATGACACAGGGCATGGTGTTATTCCGCATTACCCGCGTGGTATGGATGCTTATTCAAATGATGTGGCTCCTATGCAGCATAGTCATTGGAAGGCTCAGAACAAGGGTTTGAAAGATGTTCTGATTACTTTGTACGATGTGTGGGTGTTGAAGGGTGCAGCTTGGGATAAGTTGAACATTGCTTCGTGGGTGCCGTTGGATCACACTACGTTGCCTCCTAAGGTTGAGGCTTGGTTGCGTAAGGAGAATGTGACTCCTATTGCTATGTCACCGTTTGGTGTTGAGCAGATGAAGGCTAAGGGCATCGAGTGTGAGTATGTGCCTCATGCTATTGATACGAAGGTTATGAAGCCGACTTGGGAGATGCAGGGTCAGAATGTTCGTGACTTCATGGGTGTCAGTGAGGATACGTTTGTTGTTGGTTCGGTAGCGGCCAATAAGGCTTCTGGGCTTCTGCACCGTAAAGCATTCTCTGAGAATCTTTTAGCGTTTAGCATTTTCCGTCAGAAGCACCCTAACTCTGTGCTGTACTTACACACTGACCCGTTGGGTACTGCTGGTGGTTGGAATTTGTTGCCTATGTTGGCGGCTATGGGCATCCCTAAAGAGGCTGTGTTGTTCCCTCCGTTTGTGGATTATAAGTTTGGTATGCCTGCTGAGGAAGTTGCAGCTCTATTCACTGGTATGGATGTGTTGTTGGCTCCTTCGTTTGGTGGCGGGTTTGAGATTCCGATTGTGGAGGCTCAGGCGTGTGGTACTCGTGTGATTGCTTCGTCTTGGACTGCTCCTAAGGATTTGGTTGCTGAGGATGGTTGGTTGGTTGAGGGTCAGCCGATGTGGGATCCGTCGCAGGAAGCGTTTTGGCAGGTTCCGTTGATTCCTTCGATTGTGTCTGCGTTGGAGTTGGCGTATGAGGCTGGTCGTGGTCGTTCTCAGGTTGCTATTGATTTTGCTAAACAGTTTGATGTTGAGACTGTTTGGGAGAAGTATTGGGTTCCTGTGTTGAAGAAATTATTAAAGTGAGATTGAAGAAATTCTTCAAATGATTCCTGTCCTTGGCTTTGCTACTTTAAAGAGGTTTGACCTTGCTGAACGATTACTTCGTACTATTGATTTCCCTGTGGAGCATTTGGTTATTGTTGATAACTCTGGCTCCCAAGGGTGGAATCCGGTCAAGCCTGACTTGGTGGCTAACCTTTGGGTTATTCGTGTGCCCTTTGGCTTGGGTCTTGTGGGCGCTTGGAACCTTATTGTAAAGTCAACACCTTATGCCCCGTATTGGGTTTTGGTGAATGACGATGCCTGGTTTGAGGCTGGCTCGCTAGAGAAGATTGCCAGCGAGGTGGACACCGAGGCGTTGAATTTTTTGGCAATCACTCCTCCTTGGTCAGCGGTTGTTTTTGGCGAAGGCATGATTGACAAGGTGGGTTTGTATGACGAACGTTTTTACCCGCTGTACTTTGACGACAACGACCTTGAGCGTCGTGTACGCCATCACGGTGTGCCTATCAAGACTATTGAGGCCGTAGTTCATCATGAGAACTCTAGTACATTGAATAGTGGTTACCAGGTTGCTAATTCCCGCAGCTTTGGTGCTAACCAAAATTTATTTATTCAAAAAGAGCATGACGGTGATTACACTCAGGGTGAGTGGTCGTTGAAGACTAGAAGGGCAAACCGATGGGATTGAAAGTTTATACAGGAGGCACTTTTGACTTGTTTCATGCAGGCCATGTAAAGTTCCTAGAGCAATGTGCTCGCTTTGGTAATGTTTATGTATCGCTAAATACTGACGAATTCATAAAAAAGTACAAAGGCACAGCCCCTGTAATGACTTTTGATGAGCGTAAAAATGTTCTTTTATCTTGCAAATGGGTTCACGATGTATTGCCTAATTATCACGGTGCGGATAGTAAAACATCTATTATTTGCGTTGATCCTGACATGATTATTATTGGTTCGGACTGGGCTAGACGCGACTATTACAGCCAGATGGGGTTTGACCAGGATTGGTTAGACAGCAGAGGAATCACCCTCGCTTACATTCCTTACACTGAAGGCATTAGCACCACTGACATTAAGGCTCGACTCTCTAAGCGGTAGAATAGTTAAGTAGACTTCCGAAAGGCCTCAAATGGCAACTAATGGCTATTGCACTCTTGCAGAACTAAAAAGCGCACTTCACATCATTGATTCAATCGATGACACGATGCTGGAGAACGCTATTAACTCTGCTAGTGACTTCATTAACGCTTACACTAACCGTGATTTTCACAACGGTGGCACTGCTGTTCGCTATTTCGAAGCGGATGACAACTACAACGTTGTGATTGATGATTTGCAGTCAATTTCTGAGTTGGCTACGTCAACGCAGGCTGACATGGTGTTCGATACTGTTTGGTCGGCTAGTGAATACCAGTTGACTCCTGTTAATGGTCGCGTAAACGGGCTTACCACGCCTTACACGGGCATTCGAGCAGTCAGTCGCTTCTACTTCCCGTACTGGCAGAACCTAACCCTTGTACGCGTCACAGGCGTTTGGGGTTGGGCTTCAATTCCTGCAAACGTCAAGCAGGCTTGTATTTTGCAAGCTGCACGAATCTTCAAGCGCAACGATTCACCTTTGGGTGTGGCAGGTTTTGGCGACATGGGTGTTATGCGAGTCTCAAGCCGTATCGACCCTGATGTGGCACAGTTGCTTGACTCGTATCGCACCATGAGAAACTTCGCATAATGGCAAGCATTACCGAACTTCGTCAGGGCATTGCCAGTAACCTTGCCCGCATCCCTGGTCTTCGCACCGCATACTACGCACCAGACTTAATCAATCCACCTGTTGCCATTGTTGAACCTGACGGAACCCCAGTCACTTTTGACATTGCAATGAACCGTGGACTTGATCAGTTCCGTTTTACTGTCACTGTTATTGTGCAACGCATGGACGAACGCTCAGGACAAAACGCTCTAGATGCGTACTGTGCAGGCTCAGGCGACTACTCTGTTAAACAGGCGATAGAATTGGATAGGACTCTCAGTGGTTATGCAAATGACTGCCGAGTGACTGAGATTAGTTCGTATGGCTCAATCTCTGTAAATGAAAACCAATACCTCGCTGCAGAATTCTCTGTAGTGGTGTACGCAAGCTAGGAGAACAATATGGCAAAGTATGTTGTCACAGGAAACAAGGTCACCATTAACGGTGTTGACCTATCATCTTCAGTCGCTCGTGCTGAAATCGCTATGAACGTCGCTGACGTTGATGCAACTGACTTCGCTTCTGGTGGTTACACCGAGCTAGTTGGCGGCCTCAAGTCGGGTTCTGTTTCTATCGACTTCCACCAGGACTATGCAGCAGCTTCGGTTGATGCAACCATCTTCCCACTAATCGGTTCGATTGCGACCGCTGTTATCATCGCTGGTAACGGTACCGCAGCTTCGTCAACCACACCTGCTTACACTGCGACCGTTCTTGTTAACGGTTGGAACCCCGTGGCAGGCGCAGTAGGCGACCTTTCAACCGTTTCAGTTACTTGGCCTACCTCGGGAGCAATCTCGAAGGCTACCGCTTAATCTAAGGACACACATTGAAAATCAATCTACGCGTTGAATTTGAAGGTATCAAAGAGCCAAAAGAAATTACTTGTTCTGCAAGTGACCTAGTGGCTTTCGAAAACAAGTTTGAGACTTCTGTTACCAACTTTGGTAACGACATGAAGTTGACTTACCTGTTGTTCTTGGCTTGGCATTCAGAGTCTCGTCGTAAGGCGACGGCTTTGGAGTTTGACCCTTGGGTTGAAACCGTTGCAAACATTGGGGCTAGTGACCTAGACCCAAAATCCGTGGCTTAGGCGAATCTTCGACACATTGGTTTATCGCGGGCCTAGCTTGCGAAACTGGCATTTCTCCGCGTGAGTTGATGCTGTTGGATGATCGTATGTTGTGGACTATGCACCGCTGGATGGTTGCACGGAACACGACTGCCAAATAATAGTGAAGCCCCCTCTCAGGAGGGGGTTTTACTTTTGGCGGGTAGAATAGTAGAAGTAAGGAAGGTCAACTATGCCCAGTATCAAAGTGCAGAATAATTCTCGCATGGAGATTGAGATTACTGATTGGCGTTTCCTTGCTAAAGAGTTGCGTAAGGTTGAGCCGAAGGTGATGTCACGTTTTAAGCGTGAGGCCAAGGAAATCGGTAAACCTGTTGAGAATGCTATTAAGAAGGCTATTCCTAACAAGATTGACATTCGCGGTATGCAGCCTAAGGTGATTCCTGGTCGTATGGCTTGGGGTGCTGGTGTTTCTGCTCGTAAAACGACTATGAAAATTAATACTAGGTCGTATAAGCGTAAGGGTACTTCGATTGTGTCTGTTTGGGCTTGGTCACCTGCGCTGTCTATGTTGGATTTGGCTAATAAACTTGGTGACGCCAATGGTAGCGATACACGCGAGTATCCTTATTCAAAGTCGCCTACGGGTTTTCGTCGCCACAAGATTAATGGTCAGGGCAGAGGCTTGTTGAAAGCTGCTGGTAAGTCTAAGAAGTTGCAACGCGCCGATACGCCATCGCGTATTGTTTGGCCTGCAGCTTGGAAGGCTATTCCAGAAGTTAATGCTGAAATGAATAAGTTTATTGAGTCTGAGGCTCGTAAAATTAACGCTGTAATGCGTAGGAAGTAGTAGTCATGGCAGTTATTGTACCGATTCTCTCTACCTTTAATGCGGCTGGTATTAATGCTGCTACTGGTGCGCTTGGTGCGCTTGGTAACAGTCTTAAGCGTATGGGTATCCAAGCTGCTGCTGCGGCTGTTGGTGTTAAGGCTATGGGAGCGGCTGTTGATTTCGTTTCTGACTCGATTACTTCTGCTCGTGATCTTGAGCGTAACCTTTTTGCTTTAAATACTGTTTTTGGTGAACTATCTCCAAAGATGGTGCAGTTCACTAAAGATGCTGCTTCTATGGGTATCAGCCAGGGTGATGCGGCTCGTACTGCTACGTTCCTTGGGTCTGTGCTTAAGCAGGCTGGTTTCAGCATGGGGGATACTTCCACTGAAACTATGAAGTTGACTACGCTTGCTCAAGACCTAGCGACTACTTATGGTTATGACGTGAGTGAAGCGCTTACGGCTATGACCGCGTTGTTCCGTGGTGAGTATGACCCGATTGAAAAGTTTGGTGTTGCTCTTAAGCAGAACGAAGTTAACTCGTTGCTTGCAGCTAAGGGCATGGGTAACCTGACTGGGCAGGCTTTGTTGAATGCTCAACAGCAGGTTCGTTTGGAACAGTTGTATTTGCGTTCTGCTGATGCTCAGGGTGCTTTTGCAGCTCAGTCTGGCACTTTGTATGGTGTGCAGGCTCGACTTAGCGCGGCGTTCCAGAATTTGCAATCATCACTTGGTGAAGGTTTGTTGCCTGTCTTGGCTCGTATGGGTGAATTGCTTATCCCTATCGTTGAGGACAATGGCCCGAAACTAGGGGAAATTTTTAAGGGTCTTGGTCAAATCATGACTGGCTTGATGCCTTTAATGACCCCTATTTTGCGTATCCTTGGTGACATCCTTGGTGTCATTGGCAAGTTGTTGCAGTCTGTCGCACCACTGATTACGATGTTGTCAACTGGTTTGGCTGTCGTTTTGGATATGCTTGCTGAAAAACTTGAGTCTGTCGGGCGCGGTCTTGACATTGTTTTTGGTTTCTTCAATGACATTTTTGAGGTAACTAACAGCAACTTTGGTTCAGGCTTCATGGACTTCCTCAAAGATGCTTCTGTCATGTTGGGCAGGATTATCCCTGGTTTGGGTTTGTTCAACGATTTCATGAATCGTTTTGAGGCAAAATCTGGTGAGCAAAACTTGGCTCGTTCTCGTGCTGCAGAGTCGGCTCGTTTAACCGCTCAGGCTCAAGCATACTTTAAGAGCAAAGAGCCAGCGACTCCTGGCCCTGACCCTGATCCTGGCAAGATTGCTACGGATTATGTTAAAGAGTTCTATGCGTCTCTCGCTGAGGAAGACCGCAAGCAACGTGCAACTTTAAAACTTAAGTCGCTTGGTGCAAGCGAAGGTCTTATCGAGAGCATCATTGGTTCTGGCGAAGGCTGGATGAAGGTTTACAAGCAAATCATTGCTGGTGGTTATGCTTCTGTGGCTACTGTGCAGGCTTTGTTTGCTAAGACTAAGAGCGGTATTGCTGAGGTCACTAAGGCGGCTGAGGTTGCAGCTGAGGCGGCTAAAAAACTTCAGGATGACGCTAAGGCGGCTTACAAAGAAGAGCAGGACGCATTCAATGCTCGCATAGACGCTATCAACGAGTTCAAGGCGGCCATTAATGGTCTGACTGGCACGTTGAAGCCTTTGGCTTTCATTGAGCGTGAGGTTGGTCGTTTTGAGTCGGCTGTGGTTGATTCGTTTGGCAACATTAAGCAGTCGCTTCTTGAGGCTTTTGACGATGACAAACTTACTTCTGATTCTTTGGCTACTTTGCAGAAGTATGCTGACAAAGAGATGGCTGTGTTGTCTCAGTTGGCTAAACAGCGTGATGACCTTAAGGCTAAGTATGATCTTGCTGATGCGCTGATTAAGGAAACTCGTTCGGCTGTTACCGCTTACGCAAACATCACTGCGATGTTGGATAAGCAGACTACGACTGTTACTGAGACTATTCAGACGATGGTTGATGGTGTGCGTCTTACTCGCACTAGCACTCGTGAGCAAATCGTTGAGGGTAAGAACCTTGTTGATTCGTTCAAGGAAATTCTTGAGAAGACTGTACAATTCGGTAAAAACCTTAAGCAGTTGCGTGCGCTTGGTTTGGATAAGAACCTTTACAAGCAGATTGTTGACGCTGGTCTTGAGGCTGGTGGTGCGACTGCTGCGGCCATCATTGATGGTGGTGCGGGCACTGTAAGCGAACTGAACAGCCTGTTCGGTCAGTTGGATGCTGTTGGTGCTGACATTGCTGAAACGTCGGCTACGGTCATGTTTAACAATGGTGTGGAGATTGTTGGGGGCTTGCTGGAGGGCTTGAAGTCTCAGGATGCTCTTCTGGTGTCTGCGGCTGAGTCTATGGCTTCAGCGTTCGCCACAGCGTTTAACGCGATGCTTCAGAATGCTATCAAGTACCCATCGATTCCTGGTACTACTGGAAATGTTGTCGGTCAAATCGTTGGTAAGCCTGACATGACTGCAGCTGAGTATGTTGCTTCTCAGAACGAGTATTTGGCTAACTATTTGGCTACTGGTGCAACTGTTGATTATGGTGCAGCTAGTGGTGGTAACTATGGTGCCCGTAACGCGATTGCGTCAACTACAAACAATGTGTATGTTCAGGCTGGTGTGATTGCTAATAAGGCTGAATTGCCTGGTATCGTTATTGATGCGTTGAACACTGCTACTAAGCAGGGTTTGTCTACTCGCATGGTTGCCATTTAAGGGGTTGGGAATGCTTGTTGAAAAAGTAGAAATTGGTTTCGAACTAACTTCCACTGTTGCACCATTCTTTACCTTGGATAGCCCTACTAAGGGTGTTTTGGATAACACTGAGTATCCTTTGGGTGGCAAGATTTTCTTTGACGTGACAGATCGTGTGAAACGGTATTCGATTCGTCGTGGTAAGTCGCAACAGTTGGATAATTACAATACTGGTATTGCGTCTATTTCGTTCACTAACTTTGACCGTGCGTTTGACCCAACTTATGAGTTGTCGCCGTTTGCTGGGCAGATTATTCCTAAGCGTGAGGTTCGTATCTCTACTGAGGGTCAGCGTCGCTTCACTGGTGTAATTGATGACTGGAACCTAGACTATTCGGTCAATGGTGAGTCTTATGCGAACATTGTGGTGTCTGATGGTTTTAGCCGTTTGGCTAACCAGACGTTCAGTGGTGGCACTGCTACGGCTCAGTTGTCGGGTGCGCGTATTAATGCTGTGTTGGATTTGGATGACGTTAAGTGGCCTGCAGCTAACCGTTCGATTGATGCTGGAACTATTAGCCTTGGTGCGGATGTTTGGTCTCCGGACTCTAAGGTGTTGGAGTATTTGCAGGTTGTTGAAGCAACCGAGTTGGGTCACTTCTTCATTGACAAGAACGGTAATGTCACGTTCAGGGATGCTGCAAGCCTTATTCCTGACAGTGAGAACCTTGTAACGTTCAGCGATGATGGTTCGGCTATCGACTATGCGACCATGCAGGTTGTTTACGGTTCTGAGTTGTTGTATAACCAGATTGTTGTGTCTTCGGTTAACGCTGTGGGTACTGCTGTGGCTGATGATTTGGACAGCCAGGGTTTGTACGGTATTCAGACGTTTACTCGTACAGACTTGTTGATGGACTCTGATGCGGCTGTTGATGCTCACGCGTTGAAACTGGTTAAGGATTACGCTAACCCTGAGTACCGTTTCGAGGCTGTCACGGTCAACCTGGACACGTTGTCACCTTCTGAGGTTGAGCAGGTTAACGGGCTAGAAATTGGTTCGTTCTGCAAAATCATGTTCACCCCTAATGGGATTGCTCCTGCTATTGAGAAGTATGCGGAAGTTATTTCTATTAGCGACAGTGTTGATTTGAATCGTCACAGTGTTACTTTTGGTTTCTCTACTTTGGATGCTATCCCGTTTGTTTTGGATGACGCAGTGTTTGGTAGACTAGATACATCAACCCTAGGTTAAGGATTTATTATGGCTGGACTCGGTAGAAAAGTTTTTGCAGCGGGTGACATTCTCACTGCAGCTGACGTTGACGGTTACTTGATGGATCAGACCGTTATGAAGTTCGCTTCAGCCGCGGCTCGTTCTTCTGCTATTGGTACTGCGGTTGCTGCTGGTATGGTTTCGTACCGCACTGATGCTTCGATTTTAGAGTTTTATAACGGTAGTTCTTGGGCTGCTGTTGCACCTGTCGCGGCTACTGCGTCGGGTACGGTTGTGTCAGCGGCTTATACCGCGGTTGCTGGTGATGTGAACAACACTATTGTTGCTAATGGTACTGCCGCTTACACCATTACTATTCCTGACATTCTTAGCACTTGGCAGCGCATTGACATCATTCGTGATTCTTCGGGTACTGTGAGCATTGCTGCTGGTACTGGTGTTACTACTTGGGCTGGTGCTGGTACTGCTGGCACTGCAACTACTTTTAAGATTACTTCTCAGTATGGTGGTGCTTCGGTGGAGAAGGTTGCCGCTAACTCTTACCGTGTCATTGGTGGAATTACCGCATAATGGCTCTCCTACCTTTAGGCATTTGGGCGGCTAGTGGTGCTGGTGGTGCAGCTGGTGGCACAGACTTTCAGTTGATTTCGACTACGGTTTTGTCGAGTACTACCGATAACATTACTTTTTCTTCTATTCCGTCAACTTTTAAACATTTGCAAATTAGGATGACGGCGCGTATGGATCCTGGTACTGGTACTGGTGCGCGAAACCTTGGCATCCGTATTAATGGCAACACAGGCAATGTTTACTCTTGGCACTTTTTGAATGGTGATGGTGGCAGTGTTTCCTCGGGTGGTTTCTCATCCTTTAATCACATTCGCTTTGACCAGTGTTTGCCTTCTGATAGTCAGGCTGCAGGTATTTTTGGCCCAGGAATTATTGACATCACAGATTATGCTTCTACATCAAAGTTTAAAACTTTGAGGGGTTTGATTGGTCAGCCTGTGTCTGGTTTTAAGATTGGTTTGAAGTCTGGTTTGTATCAGGATACTTCTGCGGTTTCTTCGATTGTTTTGTATGACCAAGAGTATGCTACCGGGTTTAAATCTGGTAGCCGATTCAGCCTATATGGATGGAACTAAATGCCTACTTCAGCAATAGTCGCACTAGCAAATATTACTCTTGGTTCAACCGCTTCATCGGTTTCATTTGGTTCTATTCCTGCAACCTATCGCGACTTGCGCTTGGTGGTGCAAGCCACAACATCGGGTGCTAATGCTGCTGGATTTACTCTTAATGGAGATGCGACAAATGGTAATTATTCTTGGGTGCAGATTTTCGGTGATGGCTCTAGCGCGGTATCAAACTCTGGAACTGGCGCTTCTGGTATTTTGCCTTTCACTCCTAATCAAAACTTTTCAACAACTGTGGCTTCGATTGTCACATTGGATGTAATGGATTACTCGGCTGTTAATAAACACAAGTCGATGCTTTATCGCACTAATCGCGCGGATGCTGTGACAAATGCAATTGCCGCTCGGTGGGCTAATACTGCTGCAGTTACTACTTTGACGGTAAGTGCCATTTCGGTTAACTTTGCTATCGGTTCAACCTTTAGCCTCTTTGCGATTGTGAGTTAGTCATGGCTGTAACTAAAATTGCGGAAGTCACAGTTGGTGCTGGTGGCGCGGCAAGCATTGACTTCACAAGCATCCCAGGAACTTACACCGACTTAATGGTGCTTGTTTCATCTCGCGCTTCTGATGGCTACCCAGATACGGGTTGCTCTGTTACTTTCAATGGCTTGTCAACTAACCGCTCGCGCCGCACTCTTTATGGCACAGGTTCGGCAGCGGCATCTTCAACCGCATCAGACATTGCCTTTTTCACAAATGCCAGCACCGCCACAGCAAACGCCTTTACCAATGCTCAAATTTATGTGCCAAACTATGCTGGAAGCACTAACAAGTCCGTGAGCATTGATGGCATGAATGAGCAAAATGCAACCTATGCTCTTGGTGGTATAACCGCAGGTTTATGGTCATCCACAGCAGCAATCACCCAGTTGACCCTTACTCCTGCGACAGCAACCAACTGGCTTCAATACTCAACCGCCACACTGTATGGAATCCTTAAGGGTTCATCTGGCGGAGTAACTGTTTCATAACTAGAAAGAAGAATCAAATGGCTACTGAAAAGAAGTTCAGCCAGTCATTAGTCTGATAGTCTATTACTATGTGTTTAGTTGTAGATTGTAAAACTTCCGAAACTGCCAAGCATTGCAAAGGCTTTTGCATGACCCACTATCGGCGTTGGAAAGCAACTGGCAATCCGCTAAAAACCCTTTATGATTTGCGACCACCGAGGCCAGAGGTCTGCATCATTGAAGGCTGTTCAGACAAGGCTTTTGCGAAAGACCACTGCTCTAACCATTATCGGCGCTTGTTAAACTATGGTGATGCTCTAGCAACTGACCTAAACAAAAGACCAGAGAAATCTCGCAAGTGCCTAGTTGATGAATGCGAGAAGCGACACAATGCTAAGGGTTACTGCACAGGTCATTATGCAAAATGGAAAAAGTATGGTGACCCTCTTGCCTCTAAATACTTGGATAGGTCACTGACATCTCAGGGCTATGTGCTTCGCAAGGGCAAGCCAGAGCATCGAGTAGTGATGGAAGAAATGCTTGGTAGATATTTAGTGGCTGGCGAGAATGTTCATCACAAGAATGGTGACAGGCAAGATAACCGCCCTGAAAATTTGGAACTATGGTCAAGGTCGCAGCCATCAGGTCAGCGAGTAGAAGATAAGGTAAACTGGGCATTAGAGATTATTGCTCAATATGCCCCCGAAAAACTTAAGGATTCATAATGGCTCAAGAGAAGAAGTATCGCCTGACCGTTAACTGTGAGACTGGAGAACAGACCTCGGTTGAGTTCACTGCTGAGGAGTATGCTCAGGCTGAGGCTGATGCTGTGGCTTATGCTGCGGAGCAGGCTGCGCGTGAGTCTGCTGAGGCTGAAGCTGCAGCTAAGAAGGCTGCTGTTCTTGCAGCTCTTGCAGACGCTGCTGGTCTCACTGTTGAAGAAGTCACTGCTGTACTAAACTAGTTGTATAACGGCCTACGCAACCGAACTTTGAAAGTATTGTGATGGCTGAAACTACTGACCGCGAACTGCTTATTACCATTGTCAAGGATTTGACTGAGGTTAAGACTGAGATGCGCGGGTATCGTCAGTTGGAAAAAGATGTGCGTGATCTTCAGAAGAAGATTTATCAGATGACTGGTGTGTCTGGTGTTCTTGGTGGCGTTATTGTGGCTGTTGCACAAATTCTTGTGAGTGTCTCTAAGTGACGGCTTATAACTGGCGTTTGCCGTTCCCTGCTGTTGCTGACGCGTTTGGTACGCACTCCGCAGAGCGCAAGGCTATGGGTCTGGGGCCTCACCGCGGTTGTGACTATAACGGTTGTAACCAGGCTGGTAAGCGTGTGTTTAAGTTTGGTATGGGTACGCCTCTTGTTGCTGTTGGTAACGGTGTCATTACCCTTAATAAGTGGTCTGAGGTTTTGGGTTGGGTTGTTGAACTCAAGGTTGGTAAGTGGTTCTTCTTGTACTGTCACATGGAGAAGCAGTCAACTTTGAAGGTCGGTGCCAAGGTTGCTTCTGGTGAGACTGTTGGTTTTGCGGGTTCTTCTGGTTCTGCTTCTTCTGGCCCTCACTTGCATTTCTGTCTGTCACTGGTTTCTGGTGGTGGCATTACGGGCAAGGTGTATGACGCTCACACGTTCTTGGTGAAGATGATTGCTGCTGAAAAAAAAGCGCTTGCACCTCAGGGTGCGACAACTGTCACCCCTGCCTCAGTGAAACATTGCGCGACTTGCGCTTGCAAAGGATAGAAAATGCTGAACAAGATTAAAGACATTCTGATTCGCTCTGTTGGCGTAATCATGTTTGCGTTCCTACCAGGCGCGGCTGTGGGTGGCCCTAGCGTTGGCTGGTTCATGGGTGGCCTTATTGGTGTGGGTACTGTGTTCTCTAGCATCATCATTTTCTTTGGTGTGCAGCTTGCTTGGGATGCGATGATTTCGCAGGATGACATTGAGAAGGGTTTTCGTGCGGCTGTTGCAAAGCAGGCTGATAACAACCCTGAAATTGCTGAGGCTGTTAAGACTTCAGCTGCTGAGACTGTTGATTGGTCTGACATCGGTGACGATGAAGATGAGGACTTGAAGCCTTAACCTTTGTAGTGGGCTTTTGCTAGTTTCTTTAGCGTTGTTCGTTCTTGTGGCAGTAGGCCACCCCAGATGCCGTGTTCGTCGGCTGTTAACGCATACTCTAAGCATTTCATTCTGATTGGGCATCTGTGGCAGATGGCTTTGGCTAGGCGTGTGTCGCGTTGTGAACCAAATTCCCAGTCGTTGGGGAAGTAGATGTCTGGTAGCTCTGCACATTCGACCCCTCCGTTGTCGTCGATTGCTTTGACGAGTTCGATGTAGGCGCGTTCGGCGGCTTTGTCTTGATTTTGTCCGAGGTTCAGCATAGGCTCTACCATAGTTCCATTTTGGGGCTTTGACAAATTTAGGGAAGATTATGAAGTTTGATTGTGCGGTCATGGTTGGTGACTTTGAGCCTGGTTCGCCTGAGTGGCATGAGTTGCGTGCTGGGGCTATTGGTGGTTCTGATGTTGGTACTGTGTTGGGTGTTAATGGTTGGAAGTCTCCTATTACGTTGTGGTTTGAGAAGAAGGGTGTGATTTCTTCTGATGTTGCGCCTTCTATGGCTATGCGTTTGGGTACGAAGTTGGAGGCACCTATTTTTGAGTTGTTCTGTGAGGAGCATCGTGAATTGGAGGTGTTCAGGGCGGGCACATACGCTTCACTGACGGACTCTCGTTACCATGCGAACCCTGATGGTATTTATCGTAAGTCTGATGGCTCCTTGGGCGTTTTAGAGATTAAGTTTGCAGCTACTTGGTGGTCTGAAGTTCCTGTCAGTTACCGCAAGCAGGTTCTTTGGTATATGTATGTATTGGGTTGCCGTGAGGGCAAGGTGGCTGTGTTGAACAATTCGACGTATCGTGAGTTTGACATTGTGTGGGATCAGTTCGAGGTTGATTCGATGGTGCAAGAGGTTAAACGGTTCTTGCAGTATTTGGATGATGACATCATGCCGGACTGGGATGGGTCAGACTCAACCTACGAAACTATGCGTTTGGTGCATAAGGGTATGGAAGATTTGGAAGAAGATTTGGGCGACCTTGGTATGTATTTGGCTTTGGCTTACGATAAGTTTAAAGAAGCTGAGGAACATTTAAATGAGATGAAGTCTCGTACTTTGGATGCTTTGGGCGACGCTAAACATGGTGTTGTTGAGGGTGTCAGGGTTGTTTCGAAGCAGGCTACTCGTATGGGTGTGCCGTATTTGATTATGAAAGGGAAGAAATAATGGCTAACTTTAACCTCAATGATTATGAGACTGTTGAGTCTCGTATCGCTCGTTTCTATAAGGATTATCCAGATGGCAGAATCATCACCAAAAACGTCACGACCGCTCAAGACAGAAGCGTCTCAACCTGGGTCGTCAAGACAACTATCTATCTCACGGACGCTGATCAGGAGCGCAAACTACCTAAGGCTACTGGCTACGCTTTTGAGATTGATGGCGTTGGCATGGCGAATAAAACAAGTGCGCTTGAAAACGCAGAGACGTCAAGCACAGGCAGAGCACTAGCTAATGCAGGATACTCAGGTAACAAACGTGCCTCGCGTGAAGAAATGGCTAAGGTAGAGCGCGACGTAACACCTGCAGCTCCTACCCGTCCTTGGTTGGTAGAGGCTGAGGAGTTGGCAGCTAAGAAGGATTTGCCTGGTTTGCGTGAACTGTACTCGAATGCTGTACGCATGAAGGTTAGCGCACCAATTATTGAGAAGATTAAGGAAATTGCTACTCTCGCCAGTTGATTACCGCATTCTTTTGTCTTCGATTGTGGAGATGAGGGAGTGTTATCACGAACAGTTTGTGGACGGCCAGTTGAATTTGGCTGGTCGTCTGCATGAGGACATTTTGGAAAGGGTGGGTCGTCTTGAACGGGGCGAATACTATTACGGACACAATTCAGGAACTGCGTCACATTCAGACGGAGATGGCTAAGGGGTCTCAGGCGTTGTTTGACGCTGAGTCTAAGTTGGCTGAGGCTGAGTATGTTTATGAGCGCACGTTGGCGTTGTCATTTCTAAACGCTGAGGGCACGGCGGGTGAGCGTACTGCTCAGTCTAAGTTTGATGCGTCGGATGCACGGTTGGAGGCTGATTTGGCTAAGGCTGTGTTGAATCGTGTGAAGTCAAAGTTTAAAACTTTGGAGTTGCAGCAGATGGGGATACAAACAATCTCACGTTTGATTGAGACTGAGTTGAAGGTGTTGCGCTGATGTTGTACATAATTTTGTACATAATCGGGCTCATCGGGCTTGTAGCGGCGTTTACGACTGGCTTCTGGTTTACTGTGTTGTTTTGGATTGAAATGCAGTTCATGCACCTTGAGGAAGACGACTGGAATGAATAGCAAAGAATTTGCCAAGTACAAAGACCGCGACTTTGGTCGTTGCGTACACTGCGGGCTAGACGACGACACCCTGGTTCCTCAGCATCGCAAGAATCGTCAAGCGGGAGGTTCTAAAGAACGTGACGTGCCTTCTAACATCCTGACATTCTGTTCAGCCTTCAATGGCCTGATTGAGTCGTCTGCGGAAGCAGCTCGTGCAGCTCGTATGAATGGTTGGAAACTTGATTCTTGGGATGACCCGTTGGAGGTTCCGTTTTACTCTGAGGGTCAGTGGTGGATTTTGACAAATGATTTTGGTCGGTTCGTGTTGCTTAATTACGACTTCGAGGACTAGAGTTAGTCAAGCATCTTATTTTGGGAAGAAGGTGATGCCTTATGTCTGAGAAACTCCGTATTGGTTCGTTGTTCTCAGGTTATTGACGGTGGGTTAGATCTCGCTGTTAAATCTGTACTTGGTGCCGAGGTTAGTTGGCACGTGGAATGGGAAGCAGCTCCGTCTGCAATTCTGGAGAAGAACTTTCCAGGCGTTCCGAATTATCACGATGTTTCCAAGGTTGATTGGACATCTGTTGAACCTGTTGACATTCTCACTGGCGGTTTTCCGTGTCAGGATTTGTCGTTGGCAGGTAAGCGTGCTGGCCTTAAGGATGGCACCCGCTCAGGCTTATGGTCTGAATTTCATAAAGCGATTGAAACTCTTAAACCAAGATTGGTAGTTATTGAAAATGTCCGAGGTCTTTTATCAGCAACAGCCCACAGCAACGTGGAACAGTGTTCGTGGTGTTTGGGAGACGAACCAAGTGAACCTTCTTTGCGGGCACTCGGAGCCGTTCTTGGAGACTTGGCAGACATCGGGTATGACGCAAAGTGGACGAGTGTTCGCGCTTCCGATGCCGGAGCGCCTCATAGTCGATTCAGAGTCTTTGTTATCGCCTATCCCCGAGGAGTCGATGCTTAGGACTCCTTCTGCGATTGAGGGGCAGGGTGGGGCTATTTCTGAGGATAAGGCGCGTGAGCGTAATCGTATGTTGCAGGTTCGTGATCAGATGGCTCAGTTGGCGGCTGAGAATGGTTTGAAGGTTTCTGATTCGATTGCAGCTCAGTTGTTGCCTACTCCTGCTTTGGGTCATATTCGTAATTATGATGAGCCTGTTGAGGATTATTTGGCTCGTCGTAAGAAGATGGAGGATGGCGAGTATAAGGGGATGCCTGGTGTGAGCCTTGGTGTTGCTTTGCGTATGGAGATGTTGCCTACGCCGATTGTGCGTGATTACAAGGATGGTTCTGCAGCTCAGACTCGTGATGGCAAAGTTTCTACGGATACTGTGGCCCGCGCTGTGTTTAACTCTGGTGAAGTGTCTGAAATTTCTTGGGGTAAGTTTGAACCTGCGATTCGTCGCTGGGAAGATGTCCTTGGTCGTCCTGCTCCCGCACCGACTAAGCCTGATGGTAAGGATGGGTCTCACAGGCTCTCTAGCGCCCTTACAGAGTGGATGATGGGTTTGCCTGAAGGTTGGATTACTGATGTTGGTTTGAGCCGTGTGGACGAACTGAAGGCTTGTGGCAATGGTGTGGTTCCTCAGCAGGCAGAGTTGGCTTTGCGAATTCTGTTGGAGGGAGTAGATTTGAGCGACAAGATTGAGCAAGTCAATTTACCAACACCTACAGTGTCTGATGTTTACACAGCGGATTTGAAAAGTTCTCAACAATCTGAGGGTTCTATGCACTCAGTGACGTTGCCTCAGGCTGTTACACGTCTGATAAACTAAAAGGAGGTAGGCCACAGAAAGAGTAATGTGACCTACCTCGAAACTGATAAACCGACTATCAGCACTTCCTATGATACAGGAGTTGCTGGGAAATGAGCAACAAATGGCAGAAGCACGGCTATACGCACGAATCACACTTGACTTTGCAGACAGCGCGAAGATAAGGCCACTATCCGACAAAGCCTTTAGGCAGTACATTGAGGCGCTTCTTTGGTCTCGCCGTATGCTCTCGGATGGTTTCATTCCTACCAAGATGGCAAGAATCCTTTTTACTGACGAAGTACTAGAGGAACTCACTACTAACGATGATGAAAAGCCTTCGTTGCGCTTCGTTGATGGTGGAATTGCTATTCACGACTTCGCAGAACACCAAACCACCAAGGCTGTTGTAGAGCAGAAGCAGGCCAATGGTAGCAAGGGTGGCAAGGCTAAAGCTGCTAACGTGTCTAGCGAAAATCTAGCACCTGCTAGAGATTTGGTAGAGCAAAATCCTAGCGAAAGTCTAGCTAAGACAGAGACAGAGACAGAGACAGAGACATTTAATTCTAAACAAGTAAATTATATGAGCATTTCTGATGAAATCTCTTTTGAAGAATTCTGGGCTTGGTATCCTCGCAAGGTTGGTAAAGCTGCGGCTCGAAAAGCGTGGAAGAAATGCAAAACTGATTCTGAAACTGTCATTGCTGGGGCTTTGCGAATGGCAACAGACTCTAACTTGCCTGAAATGCAGTTCATCCCTCACCCTTCGACCTGGTTGAATGAAGAACGCTGGAATGATGATCCGTATCCACCTCGGGGCAAAACAAACTTGAAAGAGATTCAACGTCAACAAGCCTCTGAGAAGTTCCTTGCCAGCTTCAATCAACAAACCGAAATAACCGCTAATCCAGATTGGGCTTAATCATGCAACCTATCGAAACTAAACAAGTTCTTGACTTCATTGCTGCTGCTGATGGTCGTAACGTTTCAGAGCAAACTTATGGTGCTTGGCATTTGGTCATTGGTCACCTGTCATTTGAGCAGGCTCGTCAGGCTGCTTTGATGGCGTTGCAGGATGACGCGATTCGTTGGACTGAACCGAAACACATTTTGGCTAAGGTTGCCAAGTTGATTTCTGACGCTGAGGCAGACAAACGTCGTGAGCGGGCTTTGACGGCTTCTCCAGACCCTAAGGGCGCTGAAATGCCTGTTTGTGAGCATGGCAAAGGTTTGCTTTATTGTGACCCTTGCTGTCACCAAGCTGCTGTTCGTGCTGGCCTGATTGAAAATAAACCGTACAAGGTTAAGCAAAACGTTTAAAGTTTCTGTAGGCTGAAGGTGTGGAAGAACGCAACCTGTGTGCCCGTTGTGGTGTCGCATGGGATAACCCGAAGCGCAAACGTCAAGATTCGTTATGCGCTGATTGTCGCGCTCGACCTGCTAAGACCATCAAGTATGGCGATGAGCGGTGCATTCCGTGGCAGGGTGACTTCACTGTTGAAGATCAGCCGTTGTTGCACGGTCAACTGTTTCTACCAGGCGAACGGGTTTGCAAGCATTTAGATTGTTGCAATCCGCTACATTTGGTAGATGTCCTAGACGAGGTCTAGGATTTAAAAAAGGAAGATAGGAAAATTTATGTCAAAGTATTCTGAAGCAACAAACATTTCTGGTGTGACCGTTGAGCGCAAGTTCAATGGTGGCATCGGTGTTCTTGGTACGTTCACTAAGAACGATGGTTCTACTGGTTACAAGCGTTGGACTGTGTGGACTTCTGCACCTGTTAACGCTGGTGACATTGTGAACATTGCTGGCGGTGTTGTTTCAACCAAGGTTGAGAAGTACACCAACAAGTCTGGTGAAGAAGTTACTACCGCAGCTCTGCACATCAACAACGCTAAGGTTGCTGTTGCTGGTGGAGCTCCTGTAACTGACGACTCAGCACCGTTCTAATGTTTCTGATTACGGTAGAGGGCATTCCCGCTACGCAGGGTTCTAAGACCCTTTACCGTGGTCGGATGGTTGAAGCGTCTAAGAAGTTGCCTGCTTGGCGTTCTGCAATCATCCTTGAGTGCAAGACGGAGTTTCTTCGCCGTGCAGCTCTGGTCACCTTTGATTCGCCTGTGCGAGTCGAGGTGACTTTTTTTCTACCCCGCCCTGCTAAGTCGAAGTGGGCTTTGGTTCCTGCTGGTAAGCCTGACGTTGACAAACTTTTGCGTGGCGTTCTAGATCCGCTGGTTATCGCTGGTGTATTGCAAGATGACTCTTTGGTTGTTGAGGTTGTTGGCCGTAAATTGTGGACTGGCAATGGCAATCAGCCTCATCCTGGTGCTGTTATCAAGATTGAGGATTATCACAATTTGGTAAAGCCTGATTTGAGAGTTGCGTAAAGTTTCCCTTTTGTGACATACTCGATGTATCAGCAACAATGCTGAGTTTCGGGAAGGAAACAAAATGCCACACGCACGCATCACAGATCCACAAACCTCACACGAGGCCGCAGCTAGTGTCCTAAACCTATCTGCCACCAAGCAAGCAATCCTAGACTTGCTAAAGTTCCCTGCAACTGACGAAGAACTGGTTAACCGTTACCAGTCGCTTGCTCGCATGGGTCAGGTTCCTACCGCTTCACCGTCGGGTATTCGTTCTCGCCGTCACGAATTGGAAGTTCAGGGCCGTGTCCGTGCACTCGACTTCTCAAAGTCTTCTACTGGTCGTAAGGCCATTGTTTGGGGTCGCGCATAATGTCTAACCCAATTTACGATTCACTCAAAGCAACTGTTGTTGAGGTTAGCGATGCTGCGTATAAGCGCGGTCACTTGCAGGCTCAGATTGAGATGCTAAACATTTTGAAGTCTATGAACACTGACATGATGAATGGCGACCAAGTTTTGTTGCAGCTGGTTGAGAAGTTTAGTCACATTCAGACTCCGGCTAAGGCTCCTAAGCCTCGCGCTAAGAAGGTGTCAGCATGAGCGTATTGACTTTGTTGGCAACCTGCCCTGTTTGTGGTTTAGGTATCTTTGCCGATGACAAGCAATGGGCTGATATGCCAGAAGGTTCAAAAGTTTTTTGTCATCAAACTAAGGAATGCCTTGGTGTTGTTATAAAAGCAACATCGGCTACAACTACATCATTTACTTGGTGGGATTCTACAGAGGTGTCAGCATAATGGAACTATCAGACGAAGTTTTCACTAAAGCCCTAGAATCTGCTTACAAAAGCGGTGTCGAATCTGGTATCGCATCAGAACGTTACCGCATAGCTAACATCATCTGGGATACCGCCGAAGATGCCATTTCCGACTTTTCACCTGGTTTGCTATCAAAAGCAGTCATGGTTGTTGCTAAACGAGTATTCGGTGATGTCAATGTGTGAAGTTGATCACTGCAATAGTCGCGCTGTAGGTCACGGCCTTTGCATGGCACACTATGCCACCATGTTGCGTCACGAAACAGGGCAACACAAACGCTACAACACTAAGCGTTCTGGTTCCTGTCAGATGGTTGGTTGCGAAGGAAAAGTACGCACAAACCATTTGTGTGAGAAGCATTACATGAGGTTTTATCGGGCTTCTAAGAAAACCCACAAGGTTATTTGTATGCACGGCGAATGTCCTGCAGCTGTATACCGTGAAGGTCATTGCAAAGAGCACTATATGGAATTATTCCCAAAAGTACAAACTCGTAAACCTGATTGCTCTAACGAAACTTGCACTCAACCTGTGTTCAACAAGGAACTGTGTCAAAAACATTTCAACATGGCTAAGGCTAAGAAGATGCGTCGCCCTAAATGTGTTGAGAAGGATTGCCCACGTTACCAGTTTGCGTTGGAGCGTTGCTTACCGCATTATCAGCAAACAAAGTTGGAAGCTGCTGAGGCTGAAGATTTCTGGTCGTTCGTTAAGGACAAGTTGGAGATTGCATAATGCAGTGTATTGAGGTTGAATGTAATAGTGATGCTTGGTCGCATGATAGGTGTCCTTTGCATTATCAGCAGTGGAAAAGTGCCGCCGATTACTCTGAGGGGTTTTGGCAGTTTGTTAAGCAAGAACTTAATTTGGTTGAAAAGGGATAAAAATGAAGATTGAAATTGTTGCAGAGAACTCTCAGGTTCCTGCGTATGCGTTGCTTGGTGATGCTGGGATGGATTTGCGAGCTGCGGAGACTGTGCTGATTGGCCCTGGTGAACGTGCGCTGATTCCTACTGGTATTCGACTTGGTTTGCCTGAAGGTGTTGTTGCTTTGGTTCACCCTAGATCTGGTCTGGCGCTAAAGCATGGCATCACCGTATTGAACGCCCCTGGAACTATTGACTCTAACTATCGTGGTGAGATTGGTGTGATTCTGCACAACACTTCTACGGACTGGTTCGACGTGGATAAGGGTGACCGTGTTGCTCAGTTGGTTTTTCAGCAGGTTTTGACTGTTGAGTTTGAGCAGGTTGATACTTTGTCTGAGTCTGTTCGTGGAGCTGCTGGTTTTGGTTCGACGGGGGCAAACTAATGAGTGATGGTAAGACTCGTCGTTACATGAATGAGCGTGAGTGGCAGTGTTTTGAGGATGGTGTTAAGTACGAGCGTGAGCGTGTTATCCAGCTGCTAGGAGCCCAATGCGACTGCGCGTTCTTTGACAAGTACGAACTGCCAAGCAAGTGCCACGCACACAAAAACATCGCTCTTATCAAGGCAGAGAAGTAATGAGCATTTGGGAAAGAATTAAACCAACCATTTATCTTAGAAAAGCCGATGGTATTGGATGGTATGTAGGAGCAGATGAGCTTGAAAGAGAAACTTTTTACTTCACACGATGGGGCGCATTACGAGCCGCCAATAGATGGTACGAAAAAGTGAATCGAACACCATTTCCGCGTGTTTACTTGGAAAGAGAAAACTAATGAGCGAATTAATTGAAGCCGCCGACCTGCTAGATGCCAATCTGGTCTGGTCATCTGACATGGATACCATTCGCTACCACCTATCAGCAATGCTCCGTGCAATAGCCGAGTTCCGTGACCCTGAACCATACGCGAACGACCTTGCTGAAACACTCCTTGACGAGCATCACAACGACATCAGTTTAGGATAGAACTATGAGCCTATTAGATGGACTTACGCCAGCAGTCAAAAAACATCCGTGTAAAGTCAGAACAATCCTTGACAGCCTAGACGCAGAAGATGTAAAAATTCTTGTTGATGCGATGTGGAATGAGGCGCTCTGGCCAGCCCGAACGCTACAAATAGCCCTTAGGGAACGCGAAATTATTGTGTCTGATGTGAGCATTGGGCGTCACCGCAAGGGGCAATGCAGCTGTGCTTGAAAACCTACAACCAGCAGTAAAGGTTGAAGCGCCATCAGGGTGGCGACCTGCTATCGAGTTCGATGGTGCACAGGGGGAAGCAACAACACAGGGGTTAGAGAACAAACCTGACTTTGATGAGTTCCTCCGCGAGCGCGGTTATGACCCTGCCGAGTATGAAGTTATTGGTAACTCGGTTCGTACGTCACAGTGGCAGGTGGCCTCACCTTGGCCTGCTGAACCACGCTGGCTAACCTCGTACCGTTTCAACTTTCGTAAACGCACCGATTCTGGTTTAGACCTACCGTTGCTCTTTGCTGAAGCTAAACGAGGCATAAAGAAGCCCATACAATCGTTTATTGACAAAAACAATCGTAAGGCTCTAGTCGTAGCATTAGCAGATTTCCAACTTGGCAAAGTTGACACCCGTGGTGGAACTAAAGAAACCACGCAACGCATCCTCGAAGCCTACGACCGTATCGAAGCACAGTTCAAATCTGGTCGCTACGAACAAATCATTCTGGCTGACGTGGGCGACATCGTTGAGAACTTCTCTAACGCAGCTTCAGAGCAACAGCAATACTCAAATGACCTATCACTCATGGATCAGGTCGATTTAGCTACCACGCTTATCTGGGAGATAACCAAACGCGCCTCACGCTACTGCACAAACATTGTGTACGCATCCATAGCGTCAAACCACTGCCGATTTAAAATCAACAAACAAAACGTGGGTTTGCCTGGTCAAGACGACTGGGGCATCATGATTGCCAAACAAATTCACCGCCTAGCATCCGAAACCAACCTGCCAGTTAAAGTGCTTATTCCTGACCCACAAGATGAGTCACTGGCCTACGACGTGTTCGGCGATGGATTCCATGTTCTCGGACTCTGGCACGGTCACCAGTGCGGTTCAGCCGACAAGGTTGGTCAATGGTGGAAGAATCAAGCATTTGGTCAACAACCAGTCCATGCAGCTACCGTTGCCCTAACAGGGCATTGGCATCACCTACGAGTGCAGGAACTGGCTCAATCGTCTAATGGCGGCTCACGTTTCTGGATTCAAGCACCAACTATGGATGCTGGTTCAAACTGGTATCGTCTAAACTCTGGTGAGGATTCACAGCCTGGCATCGTCGTGTTCGAGTTGGAACGCGGCAAGCATTTTGCAGGTTCTGTACAAAAGTTGTAACATAGACGTACAACATGGTCAGCAGATTTTGCCATGTTGTGCAATGTAGAGTTCGAAACGCCTGCTAGGTGCAAATAACGGCATCTAGCAGGTGATGACCTCTAGCTCAACGGCAGAGCGTCCGACTGTTAATCGGATGGTTCCTGGTTCGAATCCAGGGGGGTCAGCGGTTTAGTCATTGAAGGTTGCGCTATCAACCGAAGTGCAGGGGTATCCCAGTGTGGGCTAAATCATTAGCAATGGCAGTATTGGTCTGGTAAGTAAGTCTAGGTGGCCACCGACGACTGAAAGAGCGTAACACTTGGTTATTTAGGGTTCGAATCCCTGACAATACACGAGGAGGCAAAATGCCCGTATACGACTACAAGTGCGAGTGCGGTCAAACGCGCACCCAAACCATCAGCATTCACGCCAAAGACTTCACCGCCACCTGCAAATGTGGCAAAGTCATGACACGCGTCTACGGTTCGCCAGCCATCAAGTTCAACGGATCTGGGTTCTATGCCACGGACAAAAAGTGACCCGTTTCCCTAAACCATGCCTAGACTGTGGACAACTCACCACTGGCGGCAATCGTTGCGACGACCATCAAAATCTGGTTCGACAACTTCACGAGATAAAACGCGCAAATACTAAGAAACTTACAGGGCAATACTCTGGTTCGTACCGCACACGAGCTGCACAGGTGCGTGCTACAGCCATCTCATGTTGGATTTGTGGCGAAGGTGCAAGAATTAACGACCCATGGCAAGCAGACCATGTACAACCAGGTGAAAACGGTGACAATGCTGAGTTGCGTGCAGCTCACGGATCTTGCAACCGTAAACGGTCAAACAACGCCTAAAAATTTGGTCAAAATCTGGTCATAAAAAATTTGGTCAAAATCTGGTCAAAATCTGGTTCCACAGAAATAGTGCAAAAAAGTGCCATTTTCGGCCATTTTCGCTTTTCGAACAAATGTTCGGATCAATACCTAGGCAAGCCCCCCTTTACATTCGAACAAATGTTCACAGCTCAAAATCGGGGCGCGACACGAAAAAACGGGCGCATATAGAGGCATAGAAAAAAATGTTGCAAAACGCTTCTTTTTCTTTACTTTCTGTGTCATACTTTTTCTTGTCAGCAAATCGCAGACACGATTCGGGAAGGAATCACAGAATGAACATCCGCGACGAATGGAACGCACTAGGCAAACTCATCGGGTTCGCCCTTCAAACCGCCCTCTTTATCGGGGCATTCTTCGGATTCATCGCCCTAATGGAAATGGTAGGACTCTAGAAAATGCTTACTCTTACCCAATACGAACAGCACCGCGAAACCATCGCCAAGCGCGACGCCATTATTAGCGAACTACGCAACGAGGACGCAACCCACATCACCAACCGTCCAACGTGGCACGGATACGACATCGAGGCAGGAACGCTTCTAATCGCATCGCCAGAACTCGGCCAGTTGCTAGGGCGTTCAGAAGTGCGCGACTCTCACGGTTGCGTCGCTAATTGGTACATTCTGCAAAACGGACACATCGCTAACCTTTGGGCTTGCGAAGTAAACGAAACAAACTAACAAAAACGATTCGGGAAGGAATCAAAAAATGACACAGGAAAAAATCACATCCCTATTCTTCGAGGGTCAGCAATGGACACAGCGCGAGGAAGGCACGCCGTATCAGGCCCTCAGGGTTTGGGCTAACGGCAGACTCTTGGGAACTGTAGGAATGGCCTACGGCTACCACACGCAATACGAAACCTATGGCCTCGAGTTTCTCGCAGAGGTTGGACTCATCACCGCAGAGCAAGCCAAACGCCCCGCTTGGATTCTCGAAAGAGATTTCGGCGTGACCGTTTACTCGTCACTTGCTCACGTCGCCAAGCGCGAACTAGTCAAGTCAAACAACATCGTCGAGAACATCGCACGATTCGCAACCATCTAAAAAAGATCACAGAAAAGGGAAAACAAAAAATGACCATTTACAAAATCACTCAAACCGAAACACATTTCGGACACGCCGACAGCCTAGACGATGCCCAAGAGCAATGGAACGCGGGCGTTTATGACTGTGCAACATCGCTCACCGTGGACATCACGGAAGCCAATTTTGAAAACCCAAACCTGCAGCTTGAAGTTCAGGAAACAAAAATCTGCGTCGATTGTGGCCAAGATTTCGGCGCGGGCTACCACGCAAACGAAGCCGTAACAATCACATTCGCCACATTGAAGCAAGCACAGAACGAGGCCATCGTTCAGGGCATCAAGTACGCGATGGACTACCTGGAGGACATCAACCTTCACAGCGGGGCTAACGCCGTGTCAGAGTTCCTCACGATGCTAACCGAACCATCGTTCGGGGATGTGTCACCGTGGCAGAAGGCGTTTCTAAGCACTCACCCGCTCTACTCGACAGAATGCGAGAACTAGGCAAAGTCCTCGCGGGTATCGTCACCTTTGCCGTGACCTTATCCGTGGGCGTACTCACACACGAAACAACCAAAGTTTACAAACGCAACTACTAACAAAGGGAAGAACCAAAATGACAGAAACCAACTACTACCGCCTGAACGTTCAAGGACAAGGCGAGTTCTACGAATACGGACAGACAGCCCTCGAAGCCATCGCCCTAGTTCGTGAAGAACTCGAAGCAACCAACATCGAACACGGCGCAATCACGGCCCGCCCTGCCGTCTACAAGGAATGGAACTACAGCACCAACGCCTACACCAACGGCGGACAGTTCTTAGGGCGCGACATCTAGCCCACAGCAACACACCCGAAGCCCCTCTAAGCCCTCACACGGTTTAGGGGGGTTTTCTCATACCCGTGACACCCCACACCGCCAAAAAAGATCACCCGATTCTCAGGCCCCCCAATGGTGAACGCCCACACACGCGCACACGCCCTGGAATGCGCCCATTCGCGACACATCGAAGCCCTACGCGCCCCGTACACGCCACAACACCCCCAAAACGTACACACAGGCACAACCACACCCGAAACCCCGCCAACACGCCACACACGCCCGCCTAGATACAAGCACACCCCCCACGGGCAGACGGGGGGTAGGGTCAAAGACCCCAACGCGACCAACTCCGACACCCCTATCTCAACTCTGCGTGTATTTCCGCAGTTGAAAACCTTTGACTTCTGTTAGGCTGGGGGCATGGCTAATCCTCCTAAACCTGCTGAACTAAAGATTTTGCAAGGTAATCCTGGTAAGCGTTCGGTGCGAACGAATGATGCTATTGCTCCGTTGGAGTATGGCTATGTGGAGCCGTTGCGTCCGTTGGGTGAGACGGGTAAACAGTTTTGGGATAGCATCTTTGGCGCTGGTGAGATGTGGATCAGCATTAAGACTGATACTGCGTTGGTGCAGCTGGTGTGTGAGCAGATGGATCGTCGGGCTAAGTTGCAGGAGTTGTGGTGGGTTAATCCTGCTGACCGTGTGATCACTATGGGCTTGCATGAATTGGAGAAGGAGATGCGCTCTAACTTGGGTTTGTTGGGCTTTTCTCCTGCTGACCGTACTCGTTTGGGGTTGGTGTCTGCAAAGACTAAGAGCAAGTTGGAAGAGTTAATGGCGAAGAAGGCTGCTAAGGCTAATGGCTAATTGGCCTCCTGCTCATTTGACTCCTGTGCCTGAGTTGGGCATTTTGCAGGGTGATGGCGAGTTTGCTATTGAGTTCGCTGAAACCTTTGGCTCTATTGGTAAAGACGGTATTGCTGGTGCTGCGGGTGAGGCTCTTAGGTTGCGTGATTGGCAACAAGAACTTCTGAAGCGTTTGTATGCTCGTGACGCTAATGGTGGGTTGTTGTTTCAGACTGCGCTTATCGGTATGCCTCGTAAGAATGGGAAGAGTGCGCTCTCGTCTGCGGCTATTGGACTTTATTCCCTAATTGCTGAGGGAATTAACGGTGGTGAGGTTATTGCGGTAGCTGCGGAAAAGGAACAGGCTCGCATCGTGTTTGGTGAAGCGAAGCGTATGGTTGAGGATTCGGAACTTGCCGACATGGTTACCGTGTACAAGGACTCTATCTTTGTGCCTAGCACTAACTCTGTGTTCAAGGTTGTGTCTGCGGAAGCGTATTCCAAGGAAGGTTTGAACCCGTCTCGCGTCATCATGGACGAGCTTCACGCTCACAAGAACCGTGAAATCTTTGACGTGTTTTCGCTCGCTATGGGTAACCGTGGCAAAATCGGTCAGTTGGTGGCAATTACTACCGCTGGTGTGAAGTCAGACTCGACAGGCCAAGACTCTACCTGCTATTCGCTGTACAACTATGGCAAACGTGTGGCTTCGGGCGAAGTAGAAGACCCTAACTTCTTCATGGCTTGGTGGGAGGCTCCTGAGGAGATGGATCACCGTGACCCTGCAGCTTGGGAGATTGCTAATCCTGGTTATGGTGACATTGTTTCGGCTGAGGACTTTGCTTCGGCGGTTAAGCGTACTCCTGAGGCTGAGTTTCGTACTAAGCGCCTTAATCAATGGGTGTCGTCGCAGATTTCGTGGTTGCCTACTGGCACTTGGGATGCTTGCGCTGACCCGCGTGAGATTAGCCCTGACGATGAGATTGTGTTGGGTTTCGACGGTTCGTTCTCTGGTGACACCACGGTAATCGTTGGTTCTACTGTGCCTAAGGGCGAGGACGAGGTTCCTCATGTATTCCTTGTAAAAGCATGGGAAAAGGATGAGAACATCCACGATGACTCTTGGCGTGTGAACATTGCTGAGGTTGAAGAGGAAATTTTGAACTTCTGCCGTGATTACCCGCGCGTGCGTGAAGTTGCCTGTGACCCGTTCCGTTGGCAACGCTCCATGGAGGTTCTAGCTGACCAAGGTGTACCGATTGTTGAGTACCCGTCTACAAGTGCCCGACGCATGGTTGTGGGCTGTGCCAAGTTCTTCGACTATGTGACTGAGAAACGTGTGACTCATAACGGTGACCCGTTGCTGGCTCGCCATTTGTCTAACGCTGTGACTAAGACTGACAACATTGGTGTGCGTATTGTCAAGGAAAACCGTGCTAGTGCCCGCCGTATTGACGCAGCTGTTGCGGCGGTCATTGCGGTCGATAGAGCAACGGCAGGTAGAATGGAAATACAGGTTATTCCTGAGTTCTTTATGTAAGGGTGGTTTTATGTTGGCTACTGTGTTACAGGCGGTTGGTATAGCCGTCGTTTCTCTCGGTGTTGGCCTTTGGTTTCCACCTGCGGGCGTTATTGTCGCTGGCGTAGGGATTGTTTTGTTTGGTCTAGCCTTGGAGCGTAAGTAATGTTGGGTCGTTTGACTGAAAACCGTGCGATTAGTTATCAGACGGTTTGGGGTTCTGGTGCAGAGTCAAGCCTTGAGAACAACGCTGGTGTGGCTATTAACGCTCAGAGCGCGTTTGAGGTTGTTGCGTTCTTCTCAGCCGTCAGCCTAATCTCTGACACCATTTCTACTCTGCCAGTGGACACTTTCGTTCGCACCGATGGCACTCGTCGCCCTTACCGTCCTCGCCCAACTTGGGTTGATCAGCCAGACGTAGACAACACCCGTCAAGCCTTCTGGCAACAAAACCTTGTTTCGCTAATGGTTTCAGGCAACGCTTACACGCGTATCTTCCGTGACCGCCAAGGCGAAATCGTCAACCTTATCGTTCTTGACCCTGAACAAGTCACTGTTAGCCGTAACGGTCAGGGTCGTAAGATTTTTACTTACGCTGGCGAAGACAAAGCTCTTACCGCACGCGAGATTATCCACATTACTGACGTACTAGAGCCAGGCGCTCTTAAGGGCATTAGCCGTGTAAGCCGCCTATCTGACGCTTTGGGTGTTGCTTCAGCGCTTCAGCAGTATGCAGCTCGCTTCTTCGGTCAGGGCGCTACCACTCAGGGCGTTATTGAGTTCCCTGGCCCTATTTTGACTAAGGAGCAGGCAACTACTCTTGCTAATGGTTTCGACAGTCGCCACAAGGGTTTGAAGAACTCGCACAAGACTGGTGTTCTTTCGGGTGGGGCAACCTACAAGTCAACCTCTGTTGACAACGATTCGGCACAGTTCCTTGAGTCTCGTCGCTTTGCGGTGGAAGAAGTTGCGCGTTTGTTTAACATTCCACTGTCAATGATGGGTATTCCTGGTACTCAGTCGTATGCTTCGGTGGAACAGAATGCTATTCAGTTTGTTGTGCACACTTTGCGTCCATACATTGAGAAACTTGAGTGGTCTTTCAGCCAGTTGCTCCCAAACAACGCGTTCTTGAAGTTCAACGTTGATGGTTTGCTCCGTGGAGACTTCCAAACCCGCATTCAGGGCTACTCGGTTGCCTCTCAGGCTGGTTTCATGAGCCTAAACGACATCCGTAGACTCGAAGACCTGCGTCCTGTTGATGGTGGAGACGTTTACCGTGTGCCACTAGCCAACGTAAACCTGTCAGCTGCGTCACTTCCTGAGGAAGAAGGCAAGGTTGGCATGATTAAGAAGTTGATTGACGCTGGTTTTGACCCTAATGAGACTCTTGCAGCGTTCGGTATGGCTCCTATCGCCCACACTGGTGTTCCTACTAACCAGTTGCAGTCTGTTGCACAGATTAACCCTGAAGATCCAGAGAGCGTTTACGGAGTCTAAATGATTAACCCAGGCACTTATAACATCACTTGTCCACAGGGCGCGACTTGGGATAGAACTTTTAACATTTCTATTGGTGGCACTGCCCTTGATTTGACTGGTTACACTGCGGCTATGCAGGTTCGTGAGTCTGCGGGCGCTGCTACGGCCCTTATTAGCCTGACTAACGGTGCGGGTATCACTTTGGGTGGTACTGCTGGAACTATTGGTGTTGTGGTGGCCGCCACAGCCTCAGCTGCTATTGCTTCGGGTTCTTATTCGTATGACCTTGAACTTAACTCGGGTAGCACTGTGACTCGTTTGCTTGAAGGTTCTTTTAACGTGACAGGTAATGTGACTCGATGAGCGATGTTGTAGTTTCTATTGTTGAATCTACTACTACGGTCACTGTTTCTGAGCAGGATGTAGCGGTAGCGATTACTGAGACCCCTGTAACTATCACTACGGGGTCTTCTGGCCCTCAGGGTATCAAGGGTGATGCTGGCCCTGCTAATACTTTGGCTGTTGGCACTGTCACTAAGTCTTCTGATGACATTGCGACCGTAACTATTACGGGCAACGCTCCTTCTCAGACGATTGATTTCGTTTTGCCTCGCGGTTTGCAGGGCATTCAGGGCGCTCAGGGCATTCAAGGTGTTACGGGAGCTACGGGAGCCACTGGTGCTACTGGTGCACAGGGTGCAACGGGTGCTACTGGCGCTAAGGGCGACAAAGGCGATACTGGTGCGACTGGCGCACAGGGTGAAACTGGCCCTATCGGTGCTACGGGTGCTACTGGTATCGAATGGCGTGGTACTTGGTCGGTAGACATCGATTATGTAAATAATGACGCTGTTTATTACAACAATTCTTCATGGTTTGCTTCTGGTGACCCAACTCAGGGCGAAGCGCCTGCACTTGACGCTACTCACTGGTTTCCTTTGGCTATTCAAGGCGCAACTGGTGCTACTGGCCCTCAAGGTATTCAGGGTATTCAGGGTATTGAAGGTCAGCGTGGCGAGCAGGGCGTTAAGGGCGACACTGGTCTGACTGGTGCTACTGGCGCGACTGGAGCCACAGGATCACAGGGCATTCAGGGTCTTAAGGGTGACAAGGGTGATACTGGAGATACTGGTGCACAAGGCATTCAGGGCATTCAGGGCATTCAGGGCATCCAGGGCGAAACGGGCGCTACTGGCCCGCAAGGAATCCAAGGTATCCAGGGCGACACTGGCGCGACGGGTGCTACTGGAGCGACTGGTGCGACAGGTGCAGGTGTAGTCGTTGGCGGAACTGCCGGACAGATTCTAACTAAAGTTGATGGCACGGATTACAACACTCAGTGGTCAACATTGCAGAGCATTACTATTAATGGCACTGCGGTGGCTTTGGGTGGCACGGTTACAGTGCTGGCAAGGTTAGGATAAATTATGGCTTTGGCTCAGGCAGTTTATGCGGTTGGTACAGCAGCTGTAACGGTTGTTGCTCCGACTAATGATTATGTGAAGTATGCGTTGAAGAATCTGCAACCTAAGGGTGTGGATGAGATGGCGCGTGACGGTTATGTTTGGGCGCTGTTTAATAGACGTGACTTAACTGCTGGGCAAGTTGAAAATCTTAGTTTTATGACTGGCCCTACTGGCGCACAGTTTGACTATGCTCAATTGATTTCTGAAACTGCATCGATTTATTCGACCATTATTGAAGCGCCTACTGTAACTGTAAATGATGGCGCAATTCCTGTGCGTAACTTGAACCGCAACTATACGGATAGCCCACAGGCTGTTATTAAAGTTGCTACTTCGGTGACTGGCGGAACCGTTGTTCAAGCCGAATTTGTTACGGCAAGCAACCAGGGTGGCGGTGCAACATCAAACGCAAAGATTATTACTTTGAAACCAAATACTCAGTATGTGTTGCAGGCGACAAATGTGGGTAACCAAACAACCTCTTGGTATTCACAAATTGGTTTCTCAGAGCATTACAACGGTTACAACAACATTTGGTTGCAAACAGTAAATGATTCGTATGCGTTGAAGCCTGGTGACGAACTAATTATGGAACTTCCACCACTTGCCACAATCAACGCAACATCACTAATGAACAGCAACAAACTATCGGTTATGAGGATTGACTAATGCCGTACTACATTGAAAAAGATAACGAAGCCTGCAAATCAGGTTGGGCTGTAACAGGTGATACTGGCGTAGTACACGGTTGCCACACTACTAAGGCTTCTGCCATCAAACAGGCTGTTGCTATCAGCATTTCTACTGAGGAACCGTTTGCTGGTGAACGAGCTGCTGTTGATTCCCTAGAACCAGGCGATTATGTTACTTGGAACATTTTTGACCCAGAGATTGTCGCTGAAGTTGAAATGGTCGAAGGTCAAATGGCCGTCTTACGCATTTACGACGAAGAAGATGGCATTTTCATGGCTACTGACAAGTACATGATTATGAACGTTCTCAAGTTGGAAAAAATTGGTCGCCCTGAGATGGTTGCTGAAGAATTTGAACCTGAAGAAGTACCTGCAGAGCCTGCTCCGACGATGCTTGACCGTGCTAAAGCATTGATTGCTAGGATTGATGTAAAGAACGAAAGTGAATCTATGACTGAGCCAGTATTGGACGAAGCCCGCGACAAGTGGGTCACAGCCGCTTGGAAGATTAAGTCACGTCTTGAGGGCACTGAGGGGCGTTCGCTTGGTGGCATTGAAACTCGTGCTAACCATGTTGAACTTCGCGCTGAGGGTGACGGCATGACCTTCACAGGTTACGCGTCCGTATTCAACGAGCCGTCTCTTCCATTGCCGTTCACTGAAATCGTTAAGCCTGGCGCTTTCAAGCGTTCGCTTCAGTCACGCAACCGTATGATGCTGTTGTGGAACCACGACACCTCTAACCCGCTTGCTTCAACTCGTAACGGATCGTTGCAGCTTGTTGAAGATGCTCGCGGGCTAAAGGTTACTGCAACCTTGCCTGACACAACCCTCGGGCGCGATATAGCCCATTTGGTGAAAATTGGCACAATCGATGCCATGTCGTTTGGATTTTCAGTCCGTAAGGACTCCTGGTCACAAGACGGGAATACTCGCTACCTAGAAGACGTTTCTCTCAGCGAAGTAAGTTTGGTTTCCACGCCTGCGTACGAACAAACTTCAGGCACTGTATCTGTTCGTGCAGAAGTTCGTGACATTGACGCGGATCAGTTGGCTAACGCAATGGCTAAACTAGAATCAGGTGAGGAACTAGGAGCAGAAGACGCTTCACTTCTTACCGAGATTGTAAACAAACTTTCCAAAACTGAGGACACTCCTGAAGTTGAGGAAACTGAGGGTGACATTACTGCCCTTTACAAAGCAAAATTGGCACTAGCAGAGATGGGCAACTAATGGCTACCAAAGAAGAAATTGACATTGCAGTAAAGGTTGTGGCAGACTTTGCTGGCAACCCTGATTCTGGTGTGATTGCAGAACTACTAAAGGACTTGGTAAAGTCCGTTGAGAAGTCTTCTACCTCGCCCAAAGAAGCGCGAGTCGTAGAAGCAAAAGAAACCCGCTAACTTCCCATAGCGTTTCTTTCCCCCGTCGGTTATCCCTTTTCCGGCGGGGGTTCTTTTTTACGCGTGTGCAAGCGTCCACTAAACTTGTTAGTAATGGCTCTGAGTTTGCTCGGTCAGGTTCTGTTCTGCGTTTGCGCGGCAGGTTAATAATTCATTTCTATTAAGGAGAATCATGTCAGAGTTCATTAAAACTCAGGCTGAGGTTCGCAGCAACCTTGTTGCTCAGATGCGCGAAGTCATTGACATTGCAGAATCAGAGAAGCGTGGACTAACTGCTGAGGACACTCAGAAGATTGCTCGTCTAGAGGCCGACATCGAAGCCCGCGACGCTGCTATCAACACTGCTACCAAGGTTGCCGACCGTGAGGCTCGCGCTTCAGAGGCAGCTTCACAGTTCATCATGCCAGAGAAGGCTTCGGCTAACGATGCAGATCTTCTACGCGCTATTGCTCGTGGCGAGGTTCGTGGACACGAGTTCGAAAGCCGTGCAGCTCTTGTACCGTCTTCGAACACTGTTGGTCAGTCGTTCTACTCACGCGTGTTTGAAGTTGCTCAGATGGTTGGCCCTATGCTAACCACCTCAGAGGTCTTCAACACCACCTCAGGTGAGAACCTAGTTATCCCAACCGTTACTGCTCTATCATCTGCTGGTTCAGTAGCTGCTGGTTCAGCAATCTCAGAGTCGAACCCAACCTTCTCATCAATCACCCTTGGTGCTGAGAAGTACGGTGCGCTTGTATCAATCGCTTCAGAACTTGTTGCAGATGCAGGCTTCGACATCACTGGTTACATTGCTCAGGAACTCGGTAAGGCTATCGGTATCCAGACCAACTCAGTTCTAACCACCAAGTTGGCTACTGCTGCTGGTTCAGCAGTAACTGGTGGAACTGGTGTCGCTGGTGCGTTCACCTACGAGAACCTAGTTGACCTTGTTTACGCAATCGACGGCGCAGCTCGTATGCTTCCTTCGACTGGTTTCCAGATGAGCAAGACTGGTCTAGCGACCGCTCGTAAGCTCAAGGATGGCAACGGTTCATACATCTGGACTGACTCTGCTGTTCCTGGTCAGGCTGCAACCCTTCTTGGTTACTCGGTTTA